CAGCACATCAAGCTCATAATTTATATTGTCCACTTCACGAAAGAAACTATGGAAAACCATATAGTGTAAAGCATTTCTTTGCTCGTAACAAACAAATTGCTATTCACTCAGAATATGTAGTTGCTTTTATTCCAAGAGGAGATGATGCTAGTGGTTCAATGAATACCATAAATTATGCTAAAAAGTTTGGAAAAAAAACTCTTGTTATTAATTAAAACTATATATTTATATATACAAGTTATAACAACAAGGAATGGGTTATGAAAAAAAATACTTTAACAAAGTTGACATCTGTTAAGATTCTCAAATCCCTATATGAAGATTTTAAGTTTAAGACTGTTAACTCTTCAATGAATTTACAGAAGTTAGTTAATCGCTCTATCCATCAGTATATACATGATAATGTTATACAAGAACAAATAGAGACTTATGATAGACTTCATACAAGTGGGAGTCAATTCTAATGAGAGAAGAATTAATAAAAGCAAGTAAAATGCACTTCGAGGCACATATAGAAAAACACCGTATAAATGTTGAGAACCTTTTACATAATTCTGTTGGTGTAGCAGAACATGCTGATATAATGGAAACTATAGAAAAAGAGTTAGAAATTATCGCTGAATATGATGATAAATTAAGTGTTTTAAATAAATACTTTCCCAATGATTATCAAGGGGACGATGTGAGGAAGTTAATAAATGGCTAAGAAAAAAATATTATTAATGTCTGATGACTTGAGAATGCATAGTGGAGTAGCTACTGTATCTAAAGACATTGTATTTGAGACACTACACCAATATGATTGGGTTCAACTTGGTGGAGCTATCAAACATCCTGAAGAGGGTAAGATTATTGATATGTCTCAAGGTCTTGAAAAAGACTTTGGGATTAAAGATGGATATTTAAAAATATATCCAGTTAGTGGGTATGGTAATGAAGATATACTTAGACAAGTTATGGAAATAGAAAAACCAGATGCTATACTTCATTATACAGATCCTAGATTTTGGATTTGGTTTTATAATATGGAAGCAGAAATCCGTAGAGAGATTCCAATATTTTACTATAACATTTGGGATGACTTACCAGATCCACAATACAACAGAAACTACTATAGAAGTTCAGATTTATTGATGGCAATATCTAAACAGACATATGGTATAAATAAAAGACTATTGCCAGAGTATCAAGACTGGCAAATAACTTATGTACCACATGGTATATCAAATAGAAGATTTCACAAGGTAGAAGATGATAATACTTCACTATTAGATTTTGATGCTAAACATGGTTTGTCTGATAAGACTTTTAAGATACTTTATAGTAATAGAAACATTCGTAGAAAAATGCCAGGTGATGTTATATTGGCTTACAAATATTTTATGGATGGATTAACACCCGAACAAAGAGATGAATGTGTGTTGATATTTCATACTCAACCAGTTGATGACAATGGAACTGATTTACCGAGAGTTCATAAACATTTATGTCCAGATTATGACATTTGTTTTACATATGGTTTAGAAAATAAACCTTTTAATGATGAGCAAATGAATCTATTATTTAACTCATCTGATGTCTATATTAACCTTGCTAGTAATGAAGGTTTTGGTTTAGGTAGTTGTGAAGCTATGACCGTTGGAACACCAATCATTGTAAATGTTACAGGTGGATTACAAGACCAATGTGGTTTTAAAAAAGATGGTGAGTTACTAACACCTGGTGATTATATAGAGTTGGGTTCTAATCATGAGTGTACTTATACTGAACATGGTGAATGGGTATTTCCTGTTTATCCATCTAATAGGTCTTTACAAGGTTCACCAGCTACACCTTATATTTGGGATGATAGATGTAAACCTGAAGATACTGCTGTTCAGTTAAGAAAACTATATGATATCGGTAGAGAAGAAAGAAAAAGACTTGGTTCGTTAGGAATAGAGTTTTGTAAAGAAAATCAAATGACATCAAAAGCAATGGGACAAAACTTTATTGATTCTATGAATGGTGCTTTTGATAATTGGAAACCACAACCTAAATATCATATGGAGGAAGTATGAAACGCTCAGTAGTTATGATTGCACCTTTTAATACTCGTAGTGGTTATGGTGACCATGCTCGTTCTCTTTTTTATTCTATTATGGATAGAGAAGATTTAGACATTAAATGTATAGATACTAAATGGGGAAATACACCACGAAATCACTTAAGGTTAGATGTTCCACGACATAAAAAGTTATTAGACACTTTTATAGGTCAAGAACAGATACAAGGTCAACCAGATGTACTTATCGATATCAGAATACCTAATGAATTTGCTACAGGTGCTAAAATTAATGTGGGTATAACTGCTGGTGTTGAAACTGATGTTGTATCTCCTGAATTTTTAGATGGCATGAATCGTATGAATTTTAATATAGTTCCATCTAATTTTACGGCAGCAACATTCAATCGATGCACTTACGATAAAATGGAAGATCAACCTAATGGTCAGAAACAAAAAGTTGGTGCTTTAAAAAATGAAAAACCTATTTCAGTTTTATTTGAAGGTGTTGATACTGATGTGTATTATCCAAAGGATAAATATCAGTTAGAAAAAGGTTTAACCAAAGAGTTAAATGAACTTATTAAAGAGGACTTTGCTTATCTTCATGTTGGACAATGGGGACAACAAGGTTTTGGGGAAGATAGAAAAAACATTGGAGTATTGATAAAGTCTTTCTTAAAAGCTTTTTCTAACATTCCTAATCCACCAGCACTTGTCCTTAAAACTAATGGAGCTAACTTTAGTGTTCTCGATAGAGTTCAAATTAAGAAAAGAATACAGTCAGTAAAGGATATGTTTAAGGGAGTAGACTTACCTAATATTTATCTAATACATGGTGACTTTACTATTGAAGAGATGTCAACACTTTACAACCATCCAAAGATTGGTGCTTTTATTACTTGTACTCATGGTGAAGGTTTTGGACGACCAATGTTAGAAGCTAGTTGTTGTGACTTACCTGTGATTGCTACCAAGTGGAGTGGTCACTTAGACTTCCTAACAGATTCGGAATCTATGTTGATGGATGGATTTCTAAAAGAAGTCCCTAAGTCTGCTCTTTGGAAACCAATTATTGTAGAACCGTCAAAGTGGTTTAATGTAAATGAAGCCGATGTGGTTAGAAAGATTAGAACTTTTCATAAGAAAAGAAAATTAATACAAAAGAAAGCAAGTCGTTTAGGAAAAAGAAACAGAAGACAATTTTCTCTGAAAGCTATGGCTGATAAATTTAATGGTATTATTAATGATGTGTTAAAAGAAGTACCACAAGCCGTCAGTTTGAACTTACCAAAACTTAAAAAAGTAGGTGGTGACTCATCACAACCAGCAAAGATAAAATTACCTAAACTAAAGAAGGTGACATAATGGATGATATGACACTAAAAGTAAAATGCCCAAATAACACAAAAGAGTGTACTGTTTCTGGTGGTGAGATAATGGAGTCAATGGTTTTATTAGGTGATGACGAACAGAATATGCAATGTTTGGCTTGTGGTTATGCTTCTAACAAAACTATGAAAACCCACATAAAACCATTTCCTAATGACTTTAAGGAAGTGTGTGTAGAGACAAGTAAGGGTAGGTATTGGGCACCATCCGTATTCACAACAGAAAATTATATGGTTGTCCCATCAGTAGATGGAGGTTTAAAATGGAGAGTTTACGCTCAAGTAGATCCCGATACAGAAGTAGTAATGCCCACATTTTTGGATGCTTTTAAAATGGTAGAAAAATTGGAGAAATTAATTGGCGAGACGATACAACAACAGACGAATAATTAAATCCTTTCAAACAGTCCCACCTCGTAGGTTACTACCTGGTATGATAATTACATTTAATTATTCGGAAACTGGTGTTATGGATCCTCGTCCTATCTTACTTTTTCTAAATACAAATCAAAAGACTAATAATTTAGAGGGGTTAAATCTTAATTATCTTAATCCAACAAAGTTAAAAAAACTATTCCAAGTTACAGATTTTAAAAAGACAAAAGTAGACGAAGCAGAAGATATAATTGTTTTAAAAGAAAAGTATTTTCGAATACAAATTTCTAATCCAAAGAAAAGGTCTGCTATGTCTACTAAGAGGTTTTATAGTGATATCATATCAGCTGATAAATACTTTAAAGAAGCATACCGATCTTATAAGTTTACTAAGTTGACATCACTAAAAGTTACACAAATAAACACAGAATTTATAAGATGAAAATTAGTTATTCGATGTTGGTTCATAATGAAACCGACACTCTTGAAAAGTTATTAGAATTTTTAGTAAAATTTAAACAACCACAAGATGAGATTGTTGTATTAGATGACTATTCTACTGAGGAAAAGACTAAAGCTATTTTGGATTATTATTCTTCAGCAGAGGGTATTGTATTAGACCAACGAAATCTATTACATGACTTTGCTAGTCAAAAGAACTATCTTAAGAATATGTGTAATGGTGATTACAGTTTTAACTTAGATGCAGATGAAATGGTATCTCATTGGTTTATGAAAGACATACACGACATACTTGAGGGTAACGAGGTTGATTTGATTTATGTTCCAAGAATAAATACTGTAGAGGGAATAACAGAAGAACATTGTAGAATGTATGGGTATCAAGTAAATGAAAAAGGATGGATAAACTATCCTGATTGGCAAGGTCGTATTTTTCGTAACCGACCAAATATTCGTTGGGAGAAACCTGTACATGAGCAAATAGTAGGTTTTCAGACTTATGCTCACTTGCCAGTAGAACAAAAGTATTCTATCATTCATCCCAAAACGATAGAAAGGCAGGTAGAACAGAATAAGTTTTATAATGAAGAAATAAGTGGTGTAGTAAAATGATTTTTTGGAGAATAGTAGATAATAAACTATATCCTATCGAAGAAACAAATGAACTTGGATTTGAAGAATCAGAAGGATTGAGAATACCTGATGAGTATTTAGATAAACAAGAGTTTATGGTTATGAGAACTGCTCACGGAATTGGTGATTGGGGAATAATATCAGCCATGCCTCGTTTACTTAAACAAAAGTATCCAAAATGTAAGGTAGTTGTTCCTACAAAAAAATTAATTAATCAGTTGTTTGGAAAGATTCATAACAATTGTGATGTGGTGTTTAAAAATAATCCATATGTAGATGATTTTGTTGATGAGATAGATGGTGAAGTATTTCACGACCATTATAGAATTTACGATAAGACTAAAAAAGACAATCCGTTGTTGAAACAAATGTTAAAGTTTTGGCAATTTACAGATGAGGAAATGGATGATTACCAACCAGAAATGTATTGGTCAGCGGAAGAAGAGACACTCGGTAACGCAATAATAAAAGACAGAACCAAAGGTGAAGATTTCGGTTGTTTATTGGTTTCTGAACGATTTGGAACTCAAATGGGTAAGTATCATCAAGAAAGTTTTGAAAAAGATAAAAAAGTGATGACCAAAGTTTTAAAAGAAAATCCTTTGCCTTATTTTTATTGGACACGCCAACCTTTGAGAAAAACCGAATTTTATTTTTTAAATGGAGTGTTGGATATGAGAAATATTGATTTGAGATTACAACTTTATATAAAATCTAAAGCCAAAGTTAATATTTCAAATCAATGTGGAACAAATCATTTGATAATGAGATATAGTAAATCTTATGAGTCAGTTCGACAATATCCACTTGGTATGAATTTTATCGATGGGGTGGAGTATTTATGAAAAACATAGTAGTTTATACTGCAATTTTTGGTGACTATGATGATTTATATGAACCATTAGTCAGACCAAAAAATGTAGATTTTGTATGTTTTACCGATAATAAAAATTTAAAATCTGATGTTTGGGATGTTAGGTATTGTATACCTTATTATTATAATTACGGATTAAAAAACCCATCGGTCAGGAATGCTAGAAAGTATAAAGCTTTACCTCACCGTTTTTTATCAGATTATGAATATAGTATTTGGGTTGATGGAAATGCAACTTGTCGTGGAGATGTAAACACATTAGTAGATGACTATCTTAAACAATATAATATGGCAGTATATGATAAGATGTCTTGTGTATTGGATCCTTGGAATTGTATTTATGAAGAAGCCAATAGAATTTTTTGGTTTGGTCAGAGAAATTTGAAGTTAGATCCAACTAAAGGAATTAAAGCATTTAAAGATGATCCTGAGTTAATAAAAAAACAATGTATAAAATATCAGAATGAAGGGTTTCCTGCTGAGATTGGTTTATTAAGTGCTATGGTTTTAGTTCGTAGACATAATGAATCTGATGTTATCAAAGTTGGTGAAATGTGGTGGGAAGAAATGAAATATCATAGTCACTTAGATCAAATGAGTTTTAATTATGTGGCGTGGAAACAGAATTTTAAATTTAATTGGATAAAAGAAGATGTTAGAAATTGCACACATTTTAAGAATATGGGTGTGCATAAAGATCAGAGAAAAAAATAATGTTTAAATTAATGACAATATCCGATATCATAGATTTACATAAAGGTAAACCAGCAATAATATCCTGTCACGGTCCAAGTGGAGATGAGAATATAGATAAAATAAATGACTTACATCAAAAAGACAAAGTTGTGGTTTTTGGAATAAACGAATGGTGGGCATTTGAAAAACATCCAAGACCAGATTATTGGGTAAGAGCACATACTGGATCTAATGGTGGGTATGTTATAGAAAAGGATTTTGATTATTTTAACAAATGGACTGAAGGTAGGATACCACTTTTAAATTGTGATACTGTGGATAGAACATCTTTAGAAACCGCAGAAATAGTTTTAAATTCACCGTATTTACCATTTGATAATAGACATTTTAATGGAAAAACTTGTGCTGAGAATTATGATGAGGTGAAGTGGTATATAGGATCAAAAAATTTTACTTTTTTTAAAAATTGTTGTGAAAGAAGAGGTAGGTTGACTATTCAAGAAGAATTCAAAAAATATACAAACCATTCAGAGTTGGTTAGCTCCAATACTGGTACAGCAGCTGTTTTTATGTTTAATTTTGCTGTGCTGATGGGGTGTAATCCAATTTATGTAAATGGGATGGATTTGACTTATAATAGTAAGGGTGGTGTTTACGGCAAATTAAAAGATGGTATTTCATTAACTCATAATTTTAATCCCAACCTTAATGACTGGATAGGGGGTAGTAAACGAAAGTTTGTCATGAGGGATTTTAGAATAATTAATGAAGGTGCCAAAAACATAGGTGTTGATATTTTAAATTTAAATCATAATACTTGGTATGGTATTTTTGAAAATGGGAATCTATAACTACAGGAGTTAATATGAATAAAGTATATGTAATTGCAGAAATAGGAATTAATCACAATGGTGATGTTCAATTAGCAAAAGAGTTAATTGATTTAGCACATAATTGCGGATGTGATGCTGTAAAGTTTCAAAAAAGGGATATAGATTCGGTATATTCAAAGGAAGAATTGGATACACCAAGAGAATCACCTTTTGGAACAATAACAAGACAACAAAAAGAAGGCATAGAGCTTAGTATAGAAGAATATAAAGAATTGGAATCTTATACTGAAAGTAAAGGACTTGATTTTATAGTTTCTTGTTGGGATATGGTTAGCCTTGAATTAATAGAGGAACATTTAGATGTTAAATATCATAAAGTAGCTTCAGCTATGGCTACTGATAAAGGGTTTCTTGAGGCATTAAACAACTCTGGCAAACCAGTTATATTATCAGTAGGAATGTGTACCGATGAAGAGGTGCATGCAGCCGTTAACATTCTTGATAATGTTGAATACATTTTAGCATGTACAAGTACATATCCAACGAAAGAGGAAGAGATAAATTTAAATTACATAACCACTTTGAAAGATAAGTATCCTCACCTAAAAGTTGGATTTTCAAACCACTATAGTGGATTTGCAGCATTGATGGGAGCAACATCATTGGGTTCAGAATGTTTAGAGTTTCATATTACTAAAAATAGAACAATGTATGGTTCAGACCAAATAGCATCAATTGAAAGTGTCAATGAATTAATGGTTAACATCCGTAAGATAGAAATAATGTTAGGTGATGGGGTAAAAACTGTTTATGATTCGGAAGTTCCGATAGCTACAAAACTAAGAAAGGTAAATGATACATGTCTGGATTGATTTCAATAATACCAGCTCGTGGTGGTAGTAAAGGTGTACCCGGTAAGAATATAAAAAAGATTAATGGGATACCATTATTAGCTTACCCGATAATATCAGCACAAAAGACTAAAGGTATAACAGAGGTGTATGTTTCAACTGATGATGAATTAATTAAAGAAGTGGCACTAAGTTATGGTGCTAAGGTAATTGATAGACCATCCGAATTTGCTCAAGATGATTCTTTAGATATAGATGTTATGAGACACGCCGTAGAATATTTACACGACTTGGGTGACATAATTCACCTAAGAGCCACTACACCAATGATAAAACCTAGAGTTTTGGATGATGCTATAAATTATTTTTTACAAAATAATGGTTGTACAGGATTAAGGTCTGCTCATGAGGCACCTGAAACTGCTTACAAATCATTTAAAAAGAGTGGTGACTATTGGAGTGGATTGTTTAATGATGAGTTGGATGGTGATTATTATAATTTACCAAGACAATCATTGCCAAAGACATATAATCCGAATGGTTATGTTGATATCATCAGACCAATACATTTTATGCATAATGATAATCTACATGGTGATAGGATGTTAGCGTTTGTTACACCTTTTGCTCATGATGTGGATACATTGGATGATTTTAAAATTTTAAAGGCTCTATATGATAAAGACACAAAATAGACATATTAAAGATTTCAACTTTAATCCCAAAGATTATTATGCAGTAAAACATAAATATGAACCATCAAACATATGTGAGATGCCAGTAAAATGGAGTAAGGCCAAGGATTTTAATGTATATGATGATAAAGGAAACAAGTGGATAGATATGACATCAGGTATATTTGTAACAAATGCTGGTCATTCCAATCCACATATAAATCGTGCAATTAAAAACCAAGTTGATTCTGATTTAACATTTTCATATCAGTATAATAGTGATGTACGAGATAAATTCATTAAAAAACTTTTTGAAATATCACCACCACATTATGATAAGGTGGTATTGTTAAATTCAGGAAGTGAAGTTACCGATGCGGCATATCGTCTTATAAAAATATGGGGTAAAAAACACAATAAAAAATATATAGTTACATTTACGGGTAGCTATCATGGTCATGTATTAGGTTCGGATTTAATTGGTGGAACATCTACGAGTACAGATTGGTGTAATTTTAAGGACAATGAACTATGGTTTTTACCATTTCCAAAAAAAGGTGATGAGTTAGACTTAAATGATTTACCACCATTGGATGAGATAGCAGCTTTCTTTTTAGAAACCTATCAAGGATGGGGTGCTTGGATGTATCCACAAAAATATATAGACAAACTATACAAAACTTCGAGAGATAATAATATATTATTTTGTTTTGATGAGGTTCAGGCTGGTTTTTATAGAATGGGTGAGTTATACGGATACATGATATATGGTGATTATAAACCAGACATCATAACTCTTGGTAAGGGTTTGACATCATCCTTACCTTTAGCAGCATTATTGAGTACGAAAGATATAATTGATTTAGATTCTGATGTGAATTTGAGTGGCTCACAGGCTGGTAATGCTATATGTTGTTCTGCTGGATTGGCAAATCTTAAATTTCTAACTGATGAGTTATTTCAAAAAGATTTTCAAAAGAGAGTTAAGTTATTTGAAAGGTTAAACAAGGAGCTGGAAAAAGAGGATGGAGTAGAGGTTGTGAATGTTAAAGGTATGGTTTCTGCTATAATAGTTAAGGATGGTGATATGGGAAATTATGTAACTAAAAGGTGTGTAAATCATGGAGTGTTACCTGTTTGGACAAAACGAGAATCTGTGAAATTAGGACCACCACTTACAATATCTGAATCTGCAATCGTAGAGTCTATGGATGTTATACGAGATTCAATAAGGAGTTATGATGGATAATCAATTATTATTAGATACGGGTCTTGAATATGATATAAATGATTTTTCTAAAAAATCAATAGTTTTACGAGATGGTAGAGAGTCAGTTTTATGGGTTCATGAGCCGACTGGACATGGGATATTGGATAGAAAGCATTGGGAAAATATAGATGAAGATTATTATAAAGAAGATTATAGACAACAATCAAGCACAAATGCCAAAGGTGGATTTGTTGAACCAAGAGAACATTTATCTATATGTGAGAAATTAAATAAAAGACAATACGAACAATTTTCTGATAGAGTAAACAAGGATACCAAATATTTAGAGGTTGGATGTTCTTTTGGTGGTGTAGCAAAAAATGTTTTAGATTTTGGTGTAGAAGTATGTGATGTGGTTGAACCAAATAAAGTAGATGCAGAATTTATAAAAGAAAATTTTGATGAAATTACAGTTTATAATGACTTACTTGAAAATGTAAATATTGATAAAAAATATAATCTTGTAGTAAGTTTTGAAGTATTAGAACATGCCATATCACCGATAGAGTTTCTAAAAAAATGTAATAATTTAATGGACAAGGGTGGATTTATTAACATAGAAGTTCCTAATCATGATGATGTTATACTTAGGTATAATACAGATAGATATAAAGATTTTTATTATCATAAAGCTCATATACATTATTTTACCGATAAGTCCTTGAATGACATATGTAGTATGGCTGGATTTGATGGTTCAGTTAGTAGTTTTTTATATTATCCATTTTTCAATCATGTGTTTTGGTTACAAAATAATAAACCACAAAATTCTGCTAAATTGGCATTACATACACCATTACCTACCGATGGTAAAAATGAGATTGATGTAGAACTAAATAATTTTTATAGTGAAGTAGAGGATAGGTACGATAAATTAATTAATAAACATACTCTTGGAGATTGTTTGGTATTTAAAGGTCAGAAGATATGATAGAATCATTAAGACATTTAGGTATTGTGGTTAGGGATATGGATAAATCTTTGAAGTTTTATAAATATCTTGGGTACGAAGTAGTATCAGATATGAAAGAGGATAGTAAATTTATTGATAAGATTCTTGGATTAAAAGATTCTGATTTGAGAACTGTAAAAATGACTTGTGGTAATAATCATATGATAGAGTTGTTAGATTATTCAAATCCAATATCAGATGACAATTCTAAAAGAGTCAATTATGTTGGGTGTAGTCATTTTGCTTTGAGTGTTAGTCACATTGACTCTTTATATGAAAATTTATTGAATATGGGTGTTGAATTTATAAGTGAACCAGTTTCAAATGGAAAAGTAAAGGTGGTCTTTTGTAAGGACCCAAATGATGTTTATTTAGAGTTAGTAGAAGAATTATGAAAATAGGAATTATACAAGGCAGATTATCATCACCAGATGAGGGATTTCAAGAATGTCCAGTAGATTGGAAAAGAGAATTTAAATTACTTGGTGCTTTAGATTTAAATCACATAGAGTGGATAGTTACAAAAGAAACTTATGATTTCAATCCAATACATACTGAAAATTTAAAAAAATATCCAATATCATCTGTCTGTGTTGATTTCATGGTTGATGAAAATTTTTTAGATGTAAAATATCTTGATAATTATTTAAAACCAATATGTGAAATGGTTATACATAATAATATAAAATGTTTAACGATTCCATTGTTAGAAAAGAGTAGTGTTGTGAATGATAATACTCGTGATGAGTTTATAAAGATTATACATCCTTATTTGAATGATTATACCGATATACAATTTTTGATTGAGTCTGAATTGGGAGTTGATGAATTAAAAGATATTCTATCAATATCGGATGATTTGGGAATAACATATGATACAGGTAATATAACTTCATTTGGATTAGACCACGAGTTGTATATTGATTCTTTTAAGGATGATATTACTCAAGTTCATATTAAGGATAGGGTTAGAAATCCATTGGAAACTGTGATTCCTGGTGAGGGTGATACAGATTTTAGTTTGATTTTTGATAAGTTAAAATCTATAAATTATGATGGTATTTATACATTACAAACTGCAAGAGAAAAGGATGGTGATGAGGTGGAAACAATTAAAAAACATAAAGAAATAATAGAGAGGTTTTATAATGAAAAATCTATTTGATTTAACTGGTAAAACAGCGTTAATAACAGGTGGTGGTGGTTTGTTAGGACCAAAACATGCCGAAGCTATAGTAGAGTATGGTGGAAAAGTTATTCTTGCCGATTGGCATGAGGATAGGGCAAAAGAAAAGGCTGAACGAATTGGAGAGAACGCAACTTATCATTATATGGATGTTACTGATAGGGAATCCATTGAGGTGGTTGTAGAACAATATGATAAGATAGATATTTTAATCAATAATGCAGCAAAAGACCCGAAGGTAAAGAAGGGTGGTGGACTAACACCAGATTCGAGGTTTGAAACAATGACCGAAAATTATTGGGAAGAGGGAATAGATGCTGCTCTAAACGGAACTTTCTTATGTTCTCAAGTTGTATCGAATAAAATGTTAGAGAATGGTGGTGGTGTAATTTTAAATATTTCTTCTGATTTGGGTGTTATAGCACCAGACCAAAGAATATACAGAAAAGATGGTGTGGAGGAAGATATGCAAAATGTAAAACCAATAACATATTCAGCAGCTAAATGGGCAATAATTGGTATGACTAAGTATCTTGGTGTTTATTTTGCACAGAGAGGTATTCGTGTTAATTCATTAAGTCCAACGGCAGTTTACAATGACCATCCTGAAGATTTTGTTAAAAAACTAACGAATTTAATCCCAATGGGGAGAATGTCTGATATTGATGAGTATAAAGGAGCAATAGTATTTTTATGTTCAGATGCAAGTTCTTACATGACGGGTGAAAATGTAGTAATTGATGGTGGTAAGAGTGTATGGTAATACTTGATGATAATGTAAAAGTCTATCAACCAAATCATCACGAAGATTTTAGAGGGGATATTTGGACTAGCTGGGAAGATACAGATATGTATCCAAAACTTAATTGGAGAAGGGATAAATTTTCTACATCATCGAGGAATGTATTGAGAGGATTGCATGGAGATGTAAAGTCACATAAGTTAATAAGTTGTGTTTATGGAGAAGTCTATTTTGTTGTAGTTAATCCAAATAAAACAAAATGGGATTGGACTATATTAAGTAATAAAAATAAGAAACAAGTTTTAGTTCCACCGAAATATTGTAATGGGATGTATGTTCTTAGTCATAAGTGTGTATTACATTACAAATATTCGTATAGTGGTGAATATTATGATGTTGACAAACAATTTGTAGTGAAATGGGATGATGTAAATTTAAACATAGAATGGCCATCAAATAATCCAATATTATATGGTAGGGACATATCATGAATTATAATTGGCAATTAATAAACGATAGTATCACGAATAGTGATAAAAAAGCTTTAACTGATTTTATCAATGAACCCAATCAAAGGTTTACAAATGGTCCTAAAGTTAAGGAATTTGAAAAAGCTTGGTCTGAATATGTGGGATGTAGATATAGTGTTTTTGTAAACTCGGGTGCTTCTGCTAATTATATAATGGCTTCGATAATGAAAGAAGAAAAAGACCTTGGCGAAGTTATAGTTTCACCACTAGGCTGGGTGTCAGATGTATCACCACTTGTTAACTTAGGATTCACGCCTGTGTTTGTCGATGTCAGTATGGAGAATATGTCTATCACTCTTGATAATATTAAGGCTGCCGTTACAGATAAAACAGTTGGTGTTTCTTTAGTTCATGTTCTTGGGTTTGCTGCTGTAACAGATGAGATGACACAATTTTGTGAAGATAATAATTTATTTTTTATTGAAGATTGTTGTGAGTCACATGGAGCAACTTACAAAGGAACTAAGGTTGGTAACTTTGGTGATGTATCTAACTTTTCTTTTTACTTTGGTCATCACATCACCACTATCGAAGGTGGTATGGTGTGTACCAATGATGAAAGGTTTTATGATTATGCGAAATTGTTTCGTTCACACGGTATGACAAGAGAAGCTTCTACTCAAGTTCAAGAACAATATGAAAGAAGTAGACCTGATTTGAATCCATTGTTTACTTTTGCTGTACCTGGATATAACTTTAGAAATCAAGAGTTAAATGCTGTATTAGGTTTAGAGCAATTAAAAAGACTTGATTTTAATTGTGATAAAAGAAGAGAAAACTTTTCTAATTGGATAGATGAATTAGATTCAGATAAATTCTATACTGATTTTCACCAAAACGGAAATAGTAATTTCGCACTTCCTTTAATTTTAAGAAAAAAAGACTTGGAATTGTTTGAAAAATGTTGTATATTATTAGAAGAAAAAAATGTAGAATATCGTGTAGGAACTGCTGGTGGTGGTAATCAAGCAAGACAACCATATTTAGATAAGTATGATTTTATAGAACACGACTTGTCAAATGTTGACCATATACATGATTTTGGTTTGTATATTGGAAATCATCCTAAATTGAGTTTTTATGAAATTGAAAATTTAACACATAAATTAAATGAGGTATGTAATGAGTAAAAAAGCACTAATATTAACTTGGGAAAAGTATCAAGACCACGAGGTAATCTATCCTTATTATAGGGTACAAGAAAGTGGTTATGAGGTTGATATCATGTCTAATAAAGTAGGTATGATTCACGGTATACTTGGAACATATAATGAATGTACTAAGTCTGTATTTGACTTAGATGATGATGAGAAGTTTGAAGACTATATGCATGATTATGACTTATTGATTATTCCTGGTGGAGTTAAATCACTTGAAAAACTAAGACAAGAAGAATCAGCGTTAAACTTTATCAGAGAGTGGGATACATTAGGTAAGACTATTGGTTCAATCTGTCATGGTGGTCAGATGTTAATATCTGCTGAAATAGTCACAGGTCGTGATGTCTCTGGTTATTATAGTATCAAAGATGACTTGATTAATGCGGGTGGTAATTTTGTTGATGCAGAATATGTAGTTTCTGATAATCTTGTTTGTTGCCCACATTACAAATGGATGGGACAATGGATGAATAAGGTTATTGAGATAAACAATGCCGTATGAAAAAACAGTAGTTTCAAAACCGTGGGGTTATGAATATCTTGCTTATCAGAATGATAAGGTAGCCCTATGGTTTTTGTACATTGGTCACAATCATCAAACATCTATGCATTGTCATCCAAACAAAACTACTGGTTTGATATTATTGGATGGTGAGGCTCAGATATCTTTTCTTGGAGACAAATTTGATTTAAAACCTGTCTCCAAGACAATGATTAGGAAGGGTTTATTTCACTCCACAAAAGCTACATCAGAGAGTGGTGCTTGTGTATTTGAGATAGAAACGCCTGTAGATAAACACGATTTGATTAGGTTAGAAGATAAATATGGTAGAGAGGGAAATCCATATGAAGACAATACCCATGAAACACCAAAACAAGATGACTGCCTTTGGATAGAAGAAAAAAACTCTACTTATAATTTCAGTAATTGTGATATAAAGGTGGAAAAAGTTAAGACAATAAATACTTTTAATTTAAAAGATGATAATGAGAACATAGTGTTTTTGGATGGTGGTATTAGAACAGTAGATGGTAGTTTGGTAGCACAAGCTGGTGATGTTGTTACCTGTGCAATAATTAAAAGATTGATTAAACTATTTCCACACATACAAACAAACACTTTAATAATGACAATCAAAAGACAATGTTTAGACTACCTTTACGATTATGGATAAGATAGAAGTATTTAAAAAAGCCTCATTATGTAGAAACTTTGATGAGGTGGTATTTAACAAATTACAAGATAAAACTATTCAGTATCCAATTTATCTTTCAGTAGGACAGGAGTTCATATCAGCAACTATTGCACAAGTGGTAGAGAGTATGAATATAGAACCTGATATTTTTATTCAACACAGAGGTCATGCTACTTATTTATCTTTTGGTGGAGATGTGGTTCAGTTGATTGATGAGTTGTTAGGTAGGAAAAGTGGTTGTGCTAATGGTATGGGTGGTTCTGCTTCAATACATAGTAAGGAAAAAAATATATATGGGCATGATGGTTTAATGGGTAGTCAAGTTCCTATTGCTGTAGGTTCTTGTTACGCGACAAGAAAACCAACGATAGTTTTCATGGGTGATTCATCAGCAGAAGAGGATTATGTCTTCAGTAGTATAGGGTGGGCTGCTACAAAGAATCTACCTATACTTTTTGTAGTTGAAGACAATAACTTATCTATTCTTACTGAAAAGTCGGTAAGACGCAGTTGGGACATGCATGAAGTAGCGCGTGGTTTTGGTGTTGATGCTCTTGATACAACGGACTTTCCACCTGACATATATAACTGTCTTCAAGGTGTATTTAAAAAACCATTATTGTTGAACATCAACACAATTAGAAAATACTGGCATGCTGGAGCTGGCATAGATGATGAGAATGTGTTTGATAGGTATGAAGATGAGATGGGACAACTTGGTGATGAAGGTAAAAAGATACACGAACAAAATAAAAAATTAGTAACGAAATTATGGCAAAGACAGTTAGAGAAACAATAAAAGAAATAACAAAAAAACATCTTACTGAAGAAAATGGTCTGTGTTTTGGGCAATGTCTAACTGCAGTTGGTTGGGTAGGTGGAACTTTACCTAAAATGTATGAAGACGAGGGAATGGTAGAGGTTACTACGGCTGATGTGGCAAATGGTGGATTCGTTGTTGGTGCTGGACTACAAGGTATAAGACCAATTTATGTGGTAAGGTATCAAGGATTTCAATGGTATAATGCTCCAATGATTGTTAACTATGCTTCAAAATCAAAAGAAGTTTGGGATAGACCTTGCCCAATATTTATCAGAAGTATTGCTATGGAGGGTGGTATGGGTCCTGTTGCTGGTTCATCACATCATTCATTATATCAAAGAATGCCAGGTACAAAGATAATATCACCAATGACACCAAAGGAATATGAGTTTGCTTATAAAAGTTTTATGAAAGAAGATGATGTATATTATGTCTCAGAGCATAGACGAAGTTATGATAATACAGATGAATTAGGAGATGTATTTCATGATGAACCTGATGTTGTTTTATTTCCAATTTCAATCACAAGATTTGATGCTGAAGAAGCTAGAAAGGAATTAGAGAAACAAGGGATAAAGGCTAGTATAATTCATCAGTTATGGATTAAACCATTTCTTTTTACAGAAATATGGAAAAGACAATTAAATAGCTCGAAGTTTGGTGGTATCGTATTGGATGATGATTATGAGCAAGGAGTTGCTAGTAGTATTGCACATCGTATGATGTTACAATCTGATAAGAAAGTTTACACAATGGGATTAGACCATAGAACCGCTGGTTTTCATAAAGATGTAGATAATCTACCACCAAGTTCAGAAAAAATATTTAATAGAGTGATGAAAATAATAAATGATTAAAGACAAAAAAATATTAGTTACTGGTGGTGGTGGAATGATAGGAAGACAACTCGTCAAACTATTACAAGATAAAGAATGTGACATTTATGTCGCTGATTTAAAAAGACCAAAAGATATAGATGGTATTACATACAGAAAAGTTGACTTAACTAATTACGATACTTGTGTTTCTGTATGTCATGGTATGGATGTTGTTTTTAATTTAGTTGGTATAAAAGCGTCACCAAAGATTATAGAGGAAAGACCAGCAGATATAATGACACCCATGTTACAATTCAATACGAATATGATGGGTGCAGCAATGAAGAGTGAAGTTGATTGGTATCTGTACACGAGCACAGTTGGAGTGTATCCACCGGCAGATGTATTTGTAGAGGACGATGTTTGGAAAGGATATCCATCTAAACTTGATTGGTTTGGTGGATGGGCAAAAAGAATGGGTGAGTTACAAGCAGAAGCATATTCAAAACAAAATGGTAAATCAAATGTATCAATAGTCAGACCAGCAAATGTCTATGGTGAGTATGATAACTTTGATCCAAAAAGTTCTATGGTAATCCCATCGTTAATAAGAAAAGCATATGAGAATGATGTTGTTTCAGTTTGGGGTGATGGTTCACCTATTAGAGATTTTATTTACGCAGGTGATGTAGCAAGAGGAATGTTACATATGGTTGAAAACAAAGTTACTGAACCAATAAACCTTGGTAGTGGAACTGGAGTAACTATAAAAGAGTTAGCAGAAACGATAACATCTAAATTTAAAAAAGAAATCGTTTGGGATACGGACAAACCTATGGGTGATATGGTTAGAATGTTTGATACAAAGAGAGCAGAATCATATGGATTTAAACCAAGTGTTAGTCTGAAAGATGGTATCTCAAAAACAATAGAATGGTTTCTTTCTAATGTTAATCTAATGGACGAGAAGTATCATGCATTTAACAGATAAAAAAATACTACTAACTGGAGCAACAAGTGGGTTCGGAAAATATGTTTCTGATACCTTAGATAGTGTAACCACCTTGACAAGACAAAATAGATATTCATCTGAAATAATACATGAAGAGTATGATGTTATAATACATTCTGCTTTCAGTAACGAAAGAGGACCAGAAATCACAGACTATTTTGAGTTCGTTGATGGAAGTATTCTTTTGACAAATGAATTACTACATATTCCACATAAAAAGTTTGTTTACATATCAAGTTTAATTGTGTATGAAGATGAGATTTCAAGTTATGGTCTTGGAAAAAAACTATCTGAAGCAATGGTTTTGCAACTATCCGAATCACCTTTGGTAATTAGAGTTCCTGCTCTGTTAGGAAAAGACATTAGACCAAATACGGTTCATAGAATAATAACTGAGAAAAATCCAAAACTAACTTTGTCAAAAGATTCAAAGTTTAATTACATTCTTCATTCAGACTTACTAAAATTTATAGACACTTACGACAAAGGGGGTGTTGTTAACTTTATGGCAAAAGATACTATCACTTTAGAGTATGTTAGTGAACTATTTAATAATAGTCCAAAGTGGGGACAATACACTTATGTAACACCTGGTATTGAAGAGGATGCTGAAAGACTTAGAAGTTCCGAATCTGTTTTATTAGAATATGAGAATATTATAAAATGAGTTTTTATATATGAAGAAAAAACTTTTAATTTGTGGTGGTAATGGATTTCAAGGGAGAAATCTGATTGAATATTTTTTACAACCTGCTAAAAAAGACGAGTATGAAATTAGAGCAACTTATCACAAGAAGAAGGATGTGATTGATTTGTATGGAGACAAAGTGCAGTGGGTGCAATCAGACTTGACAAAAGAATGGGATGTGAAAAAAGCATTGTATGGTGGTTGTGATATAATTCTTCAGTATGCAGCAGTGTCTTCAAACATAGTTGATGCTATAGAAAAACCATATCTTCATGTGACAAACAATGTTATAATGAACTCTTTAATATTCAAATTAGCATTAGAGTCTAATGTTGAGCATGTAATATTTCCAAGCTGTACGGTGATGTACGAAGACGAAGATACTAAAGAAAGTGATTTCAAAGGGACTATTGACGAAGATAAGATATATTTTGGTGGTGGTACAACAAAAGTTTACCTTGAAAATATGTGTAAGTTCTATTCTAAACTTGGAAACACCAAGTATACTGCACTAAGACAGACCAATATAATTGGAAAGTATGACAAGACAGATGTAGAAAAAGCACATTTCTTTTCTACGATGATTCAAAAAGTAAAACAAGCAGAGGACAAGATAGAAGTTTGGGGAGATGGTAAAGAGAAAAAAGACTTATTGAGTGTTGACGATTTAATGGTCTTAATAGATTTAGTAATACACCGACAAGAAGAAAACTTTGACTTACTAAATATCGCAACTGGAAGACCAATGTCAGTATCAGAGATAGTTGAGACGATAGTAAAAGTTAGTAAAAAAGATTTACAGATTGTTTACGACACAAGTAAACCAAGTAGAGAGAACAACTTGAAGTTGGATATTAGTAGAGCAATAAAAAACTATGATTGGAATCCATGTGTAAAATTAGAGGATGTAGTAAATGAACTTATTACATAATAAATTATTTTACGAACAGAATGGTTATGTACTCATAGAGAATGTTTTGTCAAGAGGTGAATGTAATTATATAAAAGATATACTTGAACAACATACCACAGATGACTATACCAACATGCTTAATCCAGATAGGTATGATTTTCTTGTGGCACAAAGTACACATAAAATAACTAGATCAATAAGAGATAGAGTTGATTATTTAGAAAAATGCCAGTTGAACTCTGTAAAAATAAGAGAATTACTAAGAGACAGAAGAGTAGTTAGTGAGTTAGAATATCTATATGAAAAAGAGTTCTATGGTTTGTCTACACATATGATATGGAAAAAACCAGGCACTAAGTTTTCTGAACAAGCATGGAGACCGCATCAAGATAACTCGTATTCAAAAAATAAAAATGGATTAACACTTACAATTAATATATTTTTAGATGATGTCACAAAAGAAAATGGTTGTATCTACAATTATCCTGGTTCGCATAAAGAGGGGTTGATGGAGTTTGAATCACATCAAGGTTGGAACAGCGAAAACAAACCAGGTAACGAAGTTGAAGTACCGAGTAAATATAAAAAAAATGATGTTATAGGTAGTGCTGGTGATATGTATATACAACATGGAAATCTAATTCATGGCTCATATCCAAATAAATCAACAAATATGAGAGGTATGTATTCTGCCACTTACATAGTAAAAGGTGAAAAGTTTGAGAGTGGTTATAACGCGATGAGAAAAGAAATAGGATTATAATATGAACATATTAATAACCGGAGCAACTGGATTTGTGGGTAGTCATATGGTTGACTACATACTGAAGTATGCAATACGACCAGACCAAAAAGTGTATTGTACAAAACGATGGATGGAAGACACAAAGAATTTAGACCATATTAATCACGATTCGTTTGAATATATTGATTGTGATTTACTTGATGGTATGTCAGTAAAGAGAGCAGTAGAGATATCAAAACCAAGTAAGGTATTTCATTTCGCAGCACAAAGTTTTCCAGAGGTAAGTTTTAAAATACCAGTAATTACTTTACAAACTAATATTATAGGTACTACTCATTTATTAGAATCAATAAAGGAGTCCGATTATAATCCAACAATAGTTAGTGTATCATCATCAGAAGTTTATGGGAATCCAAATAAAGATGAAGTACCTATTACGGAAACAAATCCTATTAGACCTGCTAATCCATATTCTATATCAAAAGTTGGACACGATTTGATGTCCCAATATTATCACAAGGCATATGATATGAAGATTATCATTACTCGTATGTTTAGTCATGAGGGTGCTCGTAGGGGTAAAGAGTTTGCTCTGTCATCATTTGCTCGTCAGATTGCCAAGGCTGAAAAACTTAATGGTGAACAATTTATATATCATGGTAACTTAAATTCAACAAGAACCTATGCTCATATTGACGATGCAATAAGTGCTTATTGGGTGTGTTCTAATAGTAATAAATTTGGAGAGGTATATAACATAGGTGGGGATCAAACTTGTACGGTTGGGGAGGCATTAGACAAATTAATCAGTATGTCTACTAAGAAAGATTTAAAAAAGAAATTAGATCCTGATAGAGTCAGACCTACAGATATCACATTACAGATACCAGACACAACCAAGTTCAGACATGAGTTTGCTTGGACACCGATGAAAAATCTAACAAATGTATGTGAGGATTTACTAAATTATTGGAGAGAAATTCTATGAGAAAATACTTACCAACATTAGCTGAATTGGTGGATAGACTTTCTATTACACAATTAAAGGAAGTTTTTATACCTGAACATAAGGAAGAATATGCTAAAGAAATAAATGAAATTATTCACGATATTAACTTGATTTTGTCAGAAGAAAGTGTTATATTAAGTGGTGATGATATACGAGCAATAATAGTAATGTCTCAGATGAATCTTCACATATGGCATAATGAATCTGAAGCTCGTAAGGGAATTAATGCTGGAGAAAATTTACAACTAACACATGGATTGAATGGTATTAGAAATATTGCTAAAAATAAATTACAAGAATCCATTGGTGGTAGAAAGGACTATAAGACAGATTGTTTAGCAGCCGAATTTAACGATTGGGAGATATCGTGGTAAATCCAGAAGTAACTAAGGGTTGTTGTGTTCCCAAGGGTTGGGGAGAAGAAATAGTAATAGAAAACAATGATATGTATTGTGGAAAAGTTTTGGTGTTCAAAGAGGGTTGTAGATTTTCTATGCATTATCATATGAATAAAGATGAGACTTGGTATGTCGAAGAGGGTAAATTTATATATAGGTGGATAGATACTGAGACAGCACAGATTTATGAAGACCAACTAAGTGAAGGTGATGTTGTCAGACAAAGACCTGGACAACCACATCAAATAAAAGCATTAACTGATGGTAGAATATTTGAAGTATCTACACACCACGAAGATTCAGATTCATATCGAGTATTACCAGGAGATAGTCAAAAATGAAGATATTAATTGTAGGGGATAGTTGTAAAGATATTTTTATTTATGGTAAAGTAAAGAGGTTAACACCTGAAGCGCCGGTACCAGTTTTTAATCCGGTTATGAAAAAGAAAAATGATGGTATGGCAAAAAATGTGGTCAATAATGTTGAGGCATTGGGTTCAACTGTATACTCAATTACTAATAAAAATAGTATTAAAAAGATTAGATATGTTGATGATAAATCCAATCAGTTAGTATTGAGAGTTGATGAACATGATTATTGTGATAGAATAGATTGGGGTGTACTTCGTCAAATTCAAGATAATAAATGTAGATTACCGATGGATAATGTAGAGAATGTGGATGCTATTATTGTATCTGATTATTGTAAAGGTTTTTTACATGAGGATGATATTAAATATATTTGTGAATCTAATGACAATGTATTTGTAGATACAAAAAAGAAACTTGGTAATTGGATAAGTGACTGTACTTACTTAAAAATCAATGATTTAGAATATGAAGAAAATAAAGAATTTTTTGTGAGCTCACTTGGCAACAATGTCTTTAAAAAAACTATCGTGACTAAGGGAAGTAAAGGATGTTTATTTGAAGATGAACTCCACCCAACTGAATCTGTGCCTGTAAAGGATATATCAGGCGCCGGTGATACTTTTCTTGCTGGTTTGGTTGTTGAGTATGTGCGAACTAAAGACATAGTGAAAGCTATTAATTTTGCTCAAGAATGTACAAAAATAGTGGTACAAAGACATGGGGTTTCTACTGTAAAATAATATAATGATTGATTTATTAAATTATAGCTCAACTGAATTATCAAAAGAAATTAATGAAAAACCCTTTCCTTATTTTTTTAAAGATGATTTCTTGAAAGAAGAATTATTTAAACAATTAAATTATGATTTTGATGAATTAAAAAATTCAAATAAAATAAAATGGACTGTAGTTGAACCACCAAAGGGCACTAGAAAAACAGAAGAAAATGGTGTAAATTATGTGATAGGTGGTGGTGGTAATAATATGGGTTCATATGAACCTTTTAAACAATTAACAGATAAGTACGAATCTTGGAAATATTTTATTGATATGATTTCATCCGATGCATCATATGAATATTTTAATGATGTATTTATAAATACTGAAGAACACCAAACAACAATTCAAGAGAGTATTCAAAATAATGTTGAATGGCAACTTGGATGTAAAATAAGTTGTTTTACAAATAACTATGGTTATATAATTCATCCAGATAATATAAATAAAGTTTTATCATTTTTACTTTATTTGGATAATTCTGATTGGGATGATATATCTAATCCACAAGGAAATGGTACTCAAATATGGGAAGTAAAAGATAATGCTGTTAAATATGATAGGGATAAAAATTCTATTGAATATCAACTGAGGTCTGGTAGATATAGTGAGAAGCCAGAATCATTGAAGGAAGAAGAGGCAGATAGGGTAGAGATGGTTGATCTAGTTAAATTTGTTCCAAACAGATTAGTTGGATTTGTTAGAACTAACCATTCTTACCATTCGATATATCCAATGGTTTTACCAAAAAATGTAACAAGAAATTGTTTTCAGATAAATATATGGAAATTGAATAGGAGATATTAATGAAGAAATTAGGTATATTTTTCACAACCAGAAATAACTATGAGATGTTAGAAGATTGGTTAAAAACAGTAGACTATGAGGGTTTTGAAATTTTAAATATCGATGAGGATTCAACTGAAGAGTCTAAAAAATTTGGTATGAAAGTTTGTGAAAAATATAATGTAAAGTATATGGACAAAGAGAGAAGAGGTTTTTTAAACAATGTGCAAAGTGCATATAATTACTTCAAAAGTTTAAACATACATTGGGGATTTTGGTTACACCATGATTGTTATCCACTTACCGATAAGTTTTTTGACAAATTAGATAAATTAATATCATCTGAAAAAGTAGAACAGTTTGGTATGATGGGATTTAATACATATCATAGGAGACATAATGTTGCTAGATACAAACAAGGTCATAGGACAAGGGAGTTTTTAGCAAGAGCACCACTTGAACCTGGAGATAATTGGTATAGAAATAAAAATACATGGCCTAACACAAGACCAAATTTAGAGTCTAAAGAGTTTAATAAACCATTCTCTGTTGAAATACCAGCTGCATTTGGAGTTGCTTTTAATTTAAAATTATATAATGAGAATATAGAAGTAACAGATGATTATCATATGATGAATAGTCTTGATGAAATAGGATTTCAATTTATGTATCAGAATATCGATAATATCAGTATTCCTAATTTACATTTAGCTCATGAAGATGAAAAAAAATCAGAATTTGATATACCTACTGTATCTTCGGTGGCTCATAAAGCAAATGAAAAAGGTAAATACAATTCTAAACATTTCAATGATGATAATAAATTTTTTGGAAAATGGGGTTTATCTGTACTATATGATAGATGGGGTATTGATTATGATAGGGCTAGAGAATCATTTGAATTAGTTAAAGAAAATTATAAGGATACATTGCTTTGGGATTATTATTATCATGATCCTGTTAATGGTCCTTTAAAAACATTTCCAGATATAGAATATGATGAGGATGTTTAGTAAATGAAAAATTTGCTATTTATAACTACAGTTTATAGAACAGGAGAAAGGATTTTTCCAATTATTCCAAAGTTAAGTGATTTCTTTAATATAGACTTATTGTTGTTAAACGAAATGAGTGAGGATTTATCTTGGTATGGTACAGACGATCCAAGGGGTGATTTTCATAAAATATATGATTGTCATTTTGATAATATATATGATGGTGGCCGTTCTTCAATAGAGCAGTATGGAGCTAGAAATGAGAATCCGTGTAGCGTCATAAAGAACTTAGATGTAGGTAAATATGATATTATTATTTATGATGACGATAGAGATAGGTTTGGGATATGGTATATTTACAATCAGGTAAAGAATGATATACCAGTAATTGGGAATATACACGGTACTAAAACACATCAAAGTAGTTTAAAATTTTATGATAAAGTTTTTAATAATTTAGCAGTATTTGGTAACAAAGAAAAAAAATCTTATTCAAATAATGAGTATATTATTTCAGGAGGTATACCATCTAATGATGAGTTAAAGTATTATGATAGAACAAATGATTTTATATTTGTTATTGTTAATTTTTTAGGTAATAGAGTAAATAAAACGCCTGCTTCTTATCGAGTGTTATTTGATGAAAATTTTATGAAGCAATCAAAGATATTAGAGTTACAAAATAAGTATAATAAAAAAGTAGTTTTTAAATTAAAAGGAAGAGCCGATAATCCACATCCACAAAATGATTTTGATTATTTAAATAGTGTTGTTCCTGAGGGGTTGGATTATGAAATAATTATGGATTTTCCCGATAATAATCAATTAATTTGTGGTTCATTTTTAGTTATTTCGGCTCCTTCAACTTATGCATTTAAATCTATACAAAAAGGCATACCAACAATTTTGATAAATGGTGCTGGGATTCTTGGTAATTTTTATGATTTTGGGGGATTGGTGGAGTTGGGAAAGGATAATATTATTGAAAAAGTTGAAGAACAAATAAGTCTTGGTAGAGATAATGAGTTTATACAAAACACCATAGAGGGTGGTATTGATTTCAATTCAGCTGATGTGTATGTAAATAACATAAGGAAATTGTTGGTATGAGAATTTTATGTATTACACCAATTAAACATCTTGATGGTGCCTTTGAAAAATTATGTCGATATGGGGAGGTTGATTATATATCAGATTTAACAAAATCTCAACTTAAATATTTTCTTAATAATAATAATGTAGATTGGATATTTACAAATCCAAACAAACAAAATTTTGTGTTGGGTGAGGATGTTTTGGGTGGTGTCAATTTAAAAGGTATAAACACTGCATCAACTGGTTTAAATCATATCGATTTAGATTACTGTAAGAAAAATAACATTCAAGTTTTATCTCATAAAGATGATTATGCATTAATAAATGATTTACCATCAACATCAGAATTAGCATTTGGTTTGATGATGTCATTGATGAGAAATATTCCAAAATCATTCCATTCGGTAAGAGATGGTAATTGGGATTATGAGCCATATGTTGGACACCAAATTAAAGGTAAAACTATTGGAGTGATTGGGTATGGTAGACTTGGTAAAATTATGTGTCGGTTATTTGATGGTTGGGGAACGGATGAAGTTTTAATAAATGATCCTTATGTGTCTGAGATAGATCCGTGTGAAAAGAAAGTAGAGTTAAATACTTTATTAGATGAGTCAGATGTGGTTTTCCTACATACTCATGTTACAGATGAAACTCGTGGTATGGTTGATGAAGAATTCTTATCTTATATGAAAGAGGGAAGTTATTTAATAAATACATCACGAGGTGAATTGGTTGATGAGGAAGCAATTATTGAATCAATCAAGGTTGGACATTTGAAAGGTTACGGAACAGATGTGATTAAAGATGAGTTCGGTGATATACAGAATAGTAAATTAGTTGAGTTTTCAATCAATCCAAATAACAATGTAGTAATCACACCACATATTGGTGGGATGACAATTGAAGGACAAACAAAGGCCTATCATTGGGCTATTGATAAATTTAGGAGTATCAAATGAAACATAAAGATGTTTATGGAGTCGCAATCATACCAGCCAAAACTGATTCAAAACGACTTAAAAAGAAGAATTTAAGGGTTATCGCGAATAAAACTTTAGTCGAACACTCAATATTACATGCTAAAAAATCCAACTACGTTAAAGACATTATCGTAACAAGTAATGATGAACAAGTCGAAGAGATAGCAAAAAGACATAGTTGTGTTTTTTATTGGAGAGATGAAAATTTTATGGGTGAAAGAGAAGTCGCGGATGTCTATGTAAATGTATTTCAAAATGATTTTAAAAATCACGGAGAATGGAGAATACCACAAATGGCTACTCATGTAATAGGAATTCAACCAGACCATCCTGATAGAACAAATAAGCTTGATGATTTGATTGATTATTATGTAGATAATAAATACGATGATTTGGTTACTGTTGATAGAGATGGAACTCGTAATGGTTCAATCAGAATCTTGAGGGCTAAAGATGTTAGACATGGCAATATAAGTAGAAGAGTTGGCTCTTACTTAGATGACTGTACAAATATTCATAGTGAGGAAGATTTAAAACAAGCAGAAATAAACATAGAGAGTAAAAAATGAACGAATATATAAAAACATTAGTTGATGCTAAAAAACTTGACATTTCATTACAACCTGATAGGTGGAAGTTTGATGATACTCCATATATTATTTCAGGTCCGTGTTCAGTAGAATCAGAAGAAATGATTGTAGATTGGGCACACAAAATGAAAGAAGTTGGTGTAAATGCATTACGAGGTGGTGCGTACAAACCTTGCACATATCCAATTACAGAAGAGGTAGGTGAGAATGGTTGGAAAGAAGGTTTGAGGGGAGATGGTCTGAGGTTTCTAAAAACTGCAAGAGAAGAGACTGGATTACCAATTGTATCAGAGATTATGGACTCGAATCAAATAAATGAATTGACAATGGATTGTATTGATATCGTACAAGTTGGAACTCGTAACTTTCAAAATTATACATTGTTAGATGCATTAGGTGAGTTAGACATTCCAATCTTATTGAAACGAGGTACTTGGGGAACGATTGATGAGATACTTGGAGCAGTAGAAAGAATATTAGTAGGTGGTAACGAAAAGGTTGCTATATGCTTAAGGGGTGTAGTAGGTGCACCATCTTATCGTCATGTGTTTCCATCAATCAGATGGGCACCTGACTTGATGATGATACCAGCACTAAAAGAATTATGTGATATACCAATTATTTATGATCCAAGTCATGCAACAGGTTACAGAAGCTTTGTTCCAGCAATATCAAGAGCAGCAATGGCAGCAGGAGCGGATGGTTTAATAGTAGAATCACATCCAAACCCAACAGAATCGATAAGTGATGCCGACCAAGCAATATCTTTGGAAACATTAAAAGAGATTATGGATAGTATAAAATGAAATATTCCGTTGTAATTAGAAATCGTAATGAAGAAAGATACATAGGACATTGTATTCAATCTGTTGTTGACTTTTTGGGTGATAATACTCAGATAATAATAGTGGATAACGAATCTACTGATAATTCAATTAGGATAGTAAATACATTTGATTATTTAAATATTAATTATCTTACTATTGATAAGAATTCATATTCACCAGGTCGTGCACTTAATATGGGTGTAGGACAATGTGAAAATGAAATAACATTGATTATTTCAGCTCATTGTGAGATTGTTGAGTGGATAGATAAAGAACTAATAAATCTTTATGTTACTCAAGATAATTTGGTTTCGGTGTGGGGAAAACAAATTCCAATATGGGATGGTAAAAAAGTAACACCAAGATATTTGTGGTCAAATTTTGGTGATGAAGAGGTAGTAAACCACTGGTGTAAATCAGAGAATAGATATTTCTTTCACAATGCCTTTTCTGTATTTAATACGAAGTATTTGAAAGCACATCCATTTGATGAAAGATTGAGTGGAAAGGAAGATAGATATTGGGCAACAAATCAAATAGAGAGGGGTTGTGATATTTTGTATAGTCCCAAGTTTGTAGTAAAGCATCATTATACTTTAAATGGTGCAACTTGGAAGGGTGTAGGTTAGTGATAATATCACATAAACATAAATTTATTTTTATGAAAACTAGAAAAACTGCTGGAACTAGTATACAAACAGCTCTAACAGAAATTTGTGGTGTTGATGATATAATAACGCCAGATATCGATAGCGTGGGTAGAAATGTTGATAAATCTTGTTGGAGTGGTCATCCACATCCACATTTGTGGGATGTCCGAAACTTAGTTGGTGAAGATATATTTAACAGTTACTTTAAATTCGCATTTGTGAGAAATCCATTTGACGTTAGTGTATCAAGATTTTATTGGAATGTAAACGGTAAAGGTCAAACAGGCTATGAGTTGACACGAGATGGTTTTAATAAATGGATTGATAAATATGTTTCTGTGCCAATGTTTCACAAGGCAGAGTATTATCCTTGTAATATGGCTTATCCATTTTTATTTAGTGATAATTTTGTTAATAATGACCACTCAATGATAAGTTACGATTTGATAGGTAGAGCTTTTGATTTAGATTATGTTGGTAGATATGAAAATTTAGTTGATGATTTTAAAGATATATGTAAGATTTTAGATTTAGGGGATATAAAGTTACCCAACAAAAAGGTTGGTATGAGAAAAAAGAAAAGTTACAAAGATATGTATACAGAGGATTCTGTGAGTAAAGTGACTAATGCTTTTTCTGTTGATTTAGATTTATTAGGTTATGGTTTTAATCAAGAAATAACTATCAGTAAAAAGAATGTGTTAATTGATAGAAATAATTTTGTTGATATTGATAAGAATATTAATGGTGCTAGTATAATTAAAGTACCAGATTGGTTGAAAAATCCTTTGGGTAAATATTACTTGTATTTCGCGAGTCATACTGGTAAGTATATTCGATTAGCTTATTCGGATAATGTAAGAGGTCCTTACAGAATATATAAAAAAGGAACTTTGAGACTAAATCAGACAAATTGTAAAAGTCATATTGCCAGTCCTGATGTTCACATAGACGGAAATAAAATACTAATGTATTATCACGGAGATTTAGAAGAAGGGCAAAAATCATTTTTATCTACATCTACTGATGGTATAAATTTCGAAACTGATAACAAAATTTTAGGTGAGTTTTATTTTAGAGTTTTTAAATATAAAGACAAAATATACTCTGTAGCAAAAAATAAGAATAAGGACTCTGTTATATATCAATCAGATTCTTATAATGGTGAATTTAAAGAGATATTTAATATATTACCAAATTCAAGACACACGGCAGTTTATATAAAAGACAACTACCTTTTTATATTTTACACAATTGTTGGAGATACACCTGAAACAATATATTATTGTAAATTAAAAATATCAGAAAATGTAGAGGAGTGGGAAGTTATTTCTAATTATAAACTAACTCCACCACAATACAAATTTGAAGGTGCTGGTTCACAACTAATTCCAAGTAATTTTGGTTCTGCAACATTAAGATATGGAAACATACCACTAAATGAGTTGAGAGATCCTTGTATTTTTAAGGATGATAAATTGTATATGTTGTATTCTTTTAGTGGTGAAGCTGGAATAGCGATAGGAAAATTAAATTATGAGTAATGTAGTATTTCAAGTAAATATTAAAGGTCATAGGGCAAAACCAGAATTTGACTTGTCAACCCTTTCTTGGTCAAAATGGTGTGATAAAAACAATTTTAATCATTTTGTTTTAACAGAACCACTTCAGGATTTAGAATATATGAATGCAAATTGGCACAAATTCTATGTATTAAAATTATTAGAGAATGAGGGAGTTGATTACAATCAAGTATGTATTGTAGATGCGGACACGATAGTACATCCCAATTGTCCTGATTTTTTCAAAGAGGTTGACGACAAATTTGGTGTAGTGCAAAGTGACGGGTGTTATGAATGGGTTAATAGAAGTATAGAAAAGTATCATAGTTTTTTATTTGCTGATGTGAAACTTAATACTTGGAATTATTTTAATAGTGGGTTTATGGTTTTACATAAATCACATAGAAATTTTTGTGACAAGGTGTATGAATTTTATAATTCAAACAGAGATAAAGTTGTAGAGGCTCAACAAAAATTTATGGTGGGTACAGACCAAACTCCTATAAACTTTTTAACTCGTAGACATAATGTAGAACTAAAATGGTTACCTAATAGTTTTAATCTACATGATCCTTACAGAAAAAATTTATTACATATTGATCCTACTAACTGGTGGCCTGATACCTTAGATAATTTATTTAACTCTGGTTGGGTTTATCATTTTAATTCAATACCACAAAATAGAATGGGTAGAGATGCCGGTTATTGGATAAAAAGAACTTACGAGGAGCTTTATGCGTAACATACATAGTTCGGTTATAATAGGAAAGAATACTACCATAGATTGTGAAAAAGTTACTATCGGTAAATATTCTAAAATAGGTGATAATGTTAAAATAAAATGTAAAGAGTTGATAATAGGCGATCATTTATTTATGGCTGATGGAGTGGAAATAGGTAGGGGTGGGTGTAATGGTCCTAACTCAAATGTTAAAATTGGTAGTGGTGTTGGTATATTTGAAAATGTAGTAATCAACCCATCAGAATCGGTAGAGATAGGTGACAACTGTGGTATAGGTGCTGATGTAATGATTTGGACACATGGTGCATGGTTAGATATAACACAAGGGTTTCCATCCGACTTTGGTCCTGTTAAGATTGGTAATAATGTCTGGTTACCTGCTAGGAGTATTGTTTTACCAAATGTAACAGTTGGTGATGATGTGGTTATAGGAACTAACTCGCTAGTTAATAGAGATTTACCAAGTGGATGCCTAGCAGCTGGTATACCTTGTAAGGTTATTAAAGAAAATATGTATCCTAAGAAGTTAAGTGAACAAGAGCTTCAACCTATAATTACAGATATACTTAAAGATTGGGTTACGTTACTAGATTCAAAAAAAGTAAAGGATATACTACCTTATAATGTGAGATATCAAAATGGAAAAATAAATTTGTATCAGAGTCATTATGAAACTATTTATAATATAGAAGAACGAACAATCGATGGTTATATAAATGATGTCTCAGAAGATTTGAGAGATTATCTAAGAAGAAGAGGTATAAAAATATATACTGAGGGGTTTTTTAAGTCAATATGAAATTTTTAAATTTAAATAGGGTTTTGTGTTTATCCCCACATCCAGATGATGTAGAGATAGGGGTGATGGGCACCATATTTACATATAATAAAACATCATTTGATATTCTATGTTTGACGAAAGGTGGTGCTAAGGGATATGATGAGACTAATAAGTTAGATAGAAGAAAAGAAGTAGATGATGCTTGGAAATATAGTGCAATAGATAATGTTCAAGTTCATCATGCTAAATATGATTACTTTGAAGATTGTACTGAGCCTGGTTGGATAAATTACATTGAGAATAAGTTTGTTAAAAAAAATAATTATGATGGTATACTCATTCCAACTAGTGAAGATTCAATGTTCGAACATAGGTTTGTAAATAATTTTGGTTCGGCTTTGTGTAGATTCTCACCAATAAGTTTAATTGAATATCATACATTTAGTTCACTTAATAGTTGGAAACCAAATTTATTTGTAGATATAGAGAGTGTATATCATATGAAATTAAAATCACTAGAACAATTTAAATCACAAAGTCACAAATCATATTTTGAAAAAAAATCATTGAATGCTTTTCATAGTAATTTTCAATGTAATAAAAAAGGTAAAGGCATGGTAGAACAATTTAAAATAATAGAATTTTTTGGGGTTTAAATGAAAGTATTAATAACAGGTGGAACAGGAACAGTTGGCAAATCGCTTGTAAAACAGAATAATAATGAGTATATTAGCATAAGTAGAAATGAAGAGAACATAGCTAATTTAAAAAGAGAATATCCAAATGTTAAATGTTATGTTGGTAACATAGAGGATAAGTCTTTACTGCTCAGAGTATTTAAAGAGGTAAAACCAGATGTAGTAGTCCACTCAGCTGCTATGAAACATATTGATTTGATGGAACAAAATCCTATTGCTGGTTGTAATGTAAATGTTATGGGTAGTTTAAATGTCGTTGAAGCTAGTATAATAAATGATGTGCCAATAACTATTGGTGTTAGTACAGACAAAGCTTGTTTATCGGAAAGTGTATATGGTGCTTCAAAATATTTAATGGAAAGAGTTTTTATGAATGTGAATAATAACAATGCTACTAAATTTGCTTTAACTAGATTTGCTAATGTAGCTCATAGTGCTGGTTCAGTATTACCATTTTGGTTAAAGTTAAAGTCGGAAGGTAAACCATTAAAACTTACAGATCCTAATATGAATAGATTGATATTTACAAAAGAAGATGCTGCTGATTTAATCAACAGAACTATTGATTTTACTAAAAAACACGGTGGTGGGTTTGTAAAATCATATAAGATGAAGTGTGTTAATATGTTAGATTTAGCTAAAATAATATCTGATGATATAGAGATAGTTGGTAAAAGACCTGGTGAGAAAACAGATGAGGATTTAATATCTGAAAGGGAAATATCTCGTACATTTATTTATGGTGATGATATCCATATTCGTATGGATGAAAATAAAGGTAATAATAAATTAGATAGGCCATATAACTCGGCTAGTGCAGAAAAAATGAACTTATCAGAGATGAGGGATTTGGTTTACGGATGAAAATAGGTTTTTTTACAGAAGGTGGTTTTGAGGGTAAAATAACTTTGGATAATATTAACATCCGAACCGATGCCGCTTGGATGTATTTAACTGATGCTACGCATCATCCATTTCCAAGACTACAAGACTTACCAGATAAATTGTATGATGTTGGGGTGATGATATTACCTAAAAAGAGAAGAGAGTTACTTGATTATCCACTACTGAAACAATATCGTAGAGTGTGTAAAAAAGTTACAGTAATGCAAGAAAGTTATTATAACTATTGGCAAGATAGTTCAATTGATGAACAAATATGGTATTTTAATTTCATAACAGAAATGGATATGATTTTCTGTCACAATGATATTGATTTAGATTATTATCATGGATTAACCAATGTAAGAACAGAGTTGATGCCAACCGTTATGATTACCGATGGTATTGTTCGAAGAAATGAATGGGGTGAAGGAACAATCATAGGTGGTAATTGGGTTAAGGATTATGGTGGATTTGACTCCTATCAAGTTGCTTTAGAATTAGGTAATCCCATAACAGCAATAACTACTGGTCGGATGAAATCAGAAGAGAGTCAGATGTTGAATCATATTCCGTGGGTTATGTGGAGAGAGTGGATAGATATTCTATCACAATTTAATGTTGGTGTTCAGTTAGGAACAGCAGCTGCAGGTCAGTTTCAATTGAACACTAGTTTTCATGGAATACCTTGTATTGGCTACTCAAATTTAAACACTCAGAGAATACTACATCCCCTAACTACTGTTGAACTTGGGGACATAAATAAGGCAAAGGACATCGCAAGAAAGTTAAAGAACGATAAGTTTTACAATCGGTGTGTGGAAACTACACAAAAAAGATATGAAAAATATTATAGTGAAGAAGTTTTTTTAAATCATGTTAGCAGAATATTAAAAATAATTTAAAAGGATTATTAATGGATAATGTAATAAGTTTTATACAACCAAGTAGAAACAATCTAAAATACTTAAAATGGTCTTACAATAGTATCAGAAAGAACTTAGGATATCGTCATGAGATATGTTGGGCTGATGATTTTTCCGATGATGGAACTTGGGAATGGATGAACAAGATTGTCAAGAAAGACCCGAATGTAAAGATACATAGAAACGAAGGACCTACAAGACTTGGACATACAATATTATATGATACGCTGGTAGATATGGCAACAAGTGATATCGTAATGATATACCACGCTGATATGTACGCCTGTCCTAAAATGGATGAAGAAGTATTGAAACATTTGGAAAGAGGTAAGGTGGTAAGTGCAACACGAATAGAACCACCATTACACCCAAATGGTCCTGAAAAGATATTACATGACTTCGGAATAGAACCTGAAGAGTTTGATGAGGAAGGATTAATATATTGGTTAAATAGTGGGATGGTAACGGAAAAAGAACCAACAGAAGGTATATTTGCACCGTGGGCTATATACAAAGATGACTTTCTAGCAATAGGTGGACACGATCCTTTATATGCTCCACAATCAAAAGAGGACTCGGATATATTCAATAGGTTTCAATTAGCTGGTTATGAATTAAAACAGACTTGGCAAGGATTTGTTTACCACATGACCTGTCGTGGTAGCAGATTCAAAGATGGTGCAATGAGAAATCCAGCAGGTCAAGTATTCATGAATGGTAGAGAGAGTGATGAGTGGTTAATACAAAATAAAAAATCTACAAGAGAATTTATTCGTAAGTGGGGACACTTTGTAAAACACGATGAGATGATGAAACCAATAGTTCCACCCAAGTATGATATTGGTATGGTGGTTTATAATTGTACTAAAGAACTGTTAAGTGAATTAGAGCCATGGTGTAGTAAGATATATTTGAATCTAAAAGATTCAGATTGTATTGGAAAATACATAAAAGAAGAACAACCAAACACATCATTTGATTTAGATGAGAGAATAAAGTTATATGGTACAAACAAAATATCAGAGTTACATGATATTTGTATTGAGTTTGATTGTAATAAATTAAATGCTACTAATTTTCAATACATAGTAAACCTATCAGAGATACTACAAGATAGTGGTGAGATAGGGGAGATAGAGTTTGATATATTTAAGTTTTACATCAAATCACTTGAAACATACGAAAAAAACTTAGTCGTTTGTAAGACTAACTAACTATTTATAAGTGTAATAAGAGGTTTTATATGGACAAATTAGGTTCTTTCATCAATAATTTGATGGTCACCATTATAGATAAAGAAGAAAGATTTTTCGTCAGAAAACTAGCTTTTGATGAAGTTCAAAAGTTAAATCATGACATCACCGATTTCATATTTAAATATATAGATGAGATGAAAGATGGTCCTTGGAATGACGAAAGTGAAAACAAAAAACAACAAGAATTCAACTTTGGAGAAAAAAATGAAAATAAGTAATGAAGCAGTAGTAGAATTAAAAAAAATTAGAGCTGCTCTTGATGATATGTACGATAAGTTAAATGTATCTTTGTACAAAAAGAATCTAGGTGCAAAGGTAAGTTACTCAGAGGTCAAACCATTTGACTCTGTATCAGAAAACTTTGAGTATATTTCAACAATAATCAGAGACTTACAAGACTCTGAAATAGTGGAGGATTAAAATGGCAAACGACCACGCTCAAGACCGATACGATCCACCAAGTGTGGGTAGTGATTTTGAAGAAGAATACTTTGGTGATGTAAACATCGGAGAAGTATTTAGACTAAGACCAGATAGTAAAGCTAAGCCATTTCGTAAAGTCAAAGACGGAGTTGCGCTTGATGTGAAAGAATCAAAAGAAGTTCAGTTAGGAGAAAAAGACAAAATTTATGTCAAGTCGTAACTTTCAAAAACCGATAAGAATCAAAGGTAAGAAACTTGTTCTTACCAAGAAGATGATCGAAGATGCACAATCTCAGACCAAATCTAATATGGCAGCTGCTCGTTGGTTAGGTGTAAGTTACCTAACTTACCGTAAGTATGCTAAAACATACGGTTTGTTTGAGGGGCATCTAAATCCATCAGGTGTCGGTATTAAAAAAGGTTATGGTAGGTGGATAAAATCACTCGACCAAATTCTTGATGGTACTAAGAAGTACCGTATGAGAGCTGGGTACATTAAGAAACGACTACTTAAAGATAAGTGGGTTGAGGAAGAATGCAGTTCTTGTGGGTACAATGAAATCATCATAGGGAAAGAATCAGTTGCTCTTCGTTTAGATTATGTAGATGGGGATGTAACTAACAACACACTAGAAAATCTGAGATTATTGTGTCCTAATTGTTATTTATCACATAACGGACATATGCCATCATCGGAGAGGTTTTACAAATGAAACAAAAAGCAATGCTAATTAAAGATTTTTACAATGATAAAGGTGCACTTCATCGTGGAGAAAAAGTTGTGATAGAGGGAAAAGCTGCTGAGGGATTTACAAGAGTCACTACCGGCACAGGTGCGGTCTATGTTATACCATCTCACATTATTAAAAAAATTCCTTGACAAATACATTATTTCTTCGTAACTTAGTAATATGAAGAAAGTAATTAATTGTACAAAAGAACACAACCCTATCATAAACAAAAAGCTTCGTGAGGTGTCAGTTGAAGAAGGATTGGAAATCGCAACAGAACTATTTCAGATACTTAACAAAAGAGGGGACGGTATTGGGTTGGCAGCGAATCAAGTGGGAATTGATGCACAAGTGGCCGTTGTCAATGTTCGTGAACCTTTGGTACTCATCAATCCTAAAATCATTCAAAAAGAACACGAAATACCTTTTTATGAAGGTTGTTTATCTTATCCAGGCAAAGGAGTGCACACTAAAAGATACAGAGATGTGACAATCAAAACCGACCAATCAGAAAGTGGTTGGTATTTTAGTGGTGCTGAACAACCTAATGATGGTAAAGGTAGTTGGGAAAAAGAACAAAGTAAAAAACAAGATGCGGAGTTAAGGACTTTAGAATCTGTTTGTGTTCAACATGAAATTGACCATCTAAACGGTATTGTATGTATGGATAGAAAAGTAGATACTACTGTCCAAGTTGAAAAGAAAATAGGTCGTAATCAATTAGTTACTATTAAAAAAGGTGATGCAGTTAAAGTATTAAAATATAAGAAAGCACAAACTCTTTTAAATCAAGGTTGGGTAATGGAATGAAAAAACAACCAAGTAATTGGATAGAGGGTATGGCTATGGAATTAAAAGATAAAAAACATCGTATGGAAGATCAACTACAAGAATTAATGACCATCACTATGGAAGAGTGTGGTGAACTTATACAACAATGTAGTAAAGCTATAAGATGTGATAATTACCATGATAATGAAAAACTCATCGAAGAGGTTGGTGATGTTATGTGTATGATGGAATTGATGCATGAATATGACCTTATCAGTTGGGAAGATGTCTACGAAAGAGTAGAAGTCAAAAAGAAAAAATTAAAAAGATGGAGTAATTTAATATGAACATAGGTTATGCCTGTATTAATATGCAACTGTCATACCCACAAAAGTATGGTGGTAAAGAAAGGGGAGTAAAACCAATCACGACAGGTCGTAGTATGATTAAGAGAACCTTTAATGCTAAAGGTGTTGATTATGCTAGTGAACTCACATTGGCTAATGCTAAAGATTTAGATAAGATTATTGATTGGAACATACTTAATGGTTACAAGTTTTTTCGTATCACAAGTGGTCTAGCGCCTTGGAAGTCTGAATATGAATGGGAAGACCTAAAGGATTTAGAGTGGATTAAAAGATACTTACATTCTGCTGGTGTTAAGGTAGATACTCATGGTGTTAGGATTACATCTCATCCAGGTCCTTTCAATGTTCTAACATCACCTCATGAGCATGTGGTTGAAAACTGTATTGGTGACTTGACAATGCACGGTGATACATTTGATATGATGAATCTTAGTAGAACACCATACAACAAAATCAATATTCACATTGGTGGAGCGTATGGCGACAAACCAAAGTCTATGGAGAGATTTTGTAAAAATTTTG